GAGAAAGCGATTAACCTCTTGACCGGTATCGAGGTTAATCCACCTACGCAATTTATCCCGAAGGATCTGACCAAGCCCAAGCTGAGCATACACGTTCAAGTGTGGCTCGATGGCAATGGCTCGGTCAGTTTTTGCGTTCTTTTCGACAAACGAGATGCTATTTCCTCTCACGAGAGTTACCTCGGTGACCTCATTCATCCATAAAGGACCAATAAGATCAGGAAAGAAAGAAAATAGCTCAGGTGTCACGTGTATTACACGTGAGTATTTTTGCGGGAGTGTCACGTTCCTCTTTACGAAGGACGTTGTGCCCGGTCCGAAACGCGGTGAAATCTCAGTCGGGAGAGGACCAAGGATCTTTGCGATTAGATTCTGTGCTTTTGACAGCATCGAGAACATCGTGGGATCACTGGTTACGAGTTTTTCAAGCTCGCCTCCATACATGAGATCATCAAAGCGTTTGTTCAACTCAGCGCATCTGCTTTCGGACTTCCGAAACTGACTTTCGGCAGCTTGCCGTCGGTCAATTTTTGTCGGAAGAAACGCAGCTTTACTTAGGCCTTTACAGGCTTGGTAATCCTTGCGGAATAGTGCTACGTCAGCGTAGTCTCGAGGGTAAATCTTTCGATTCACGAGGTCATCGTAGCAGCCGTATTTTAGCTGCATATACACCGATAACGAAACCGGTGTATCCAACGACTCCAAGAAACGTGAGTAAGCGGAGACCGCTTGCTTGCGGCTGATAACGGAGTTACCAGCTTTAATATTAATTGACATTAATATACTCCAAAAGAGAAAGGTTCAAACAACACTAGCTTGCGCTAGAAGGATCCTCTGCCCAACATGTAGGCGAGGGCAATCAAGGCTAAGGCCCCAAGCACTGATAGAATCTGTTGAAGATTCACGGTCAGTACAGAGGGTCCAAGTCTTCGATAGCTGATTTAAGGATAGTGATATCCTCGAGATTAGCCACCAACGCCCGCAGGTGCTTTCGCAACTGAAGAGACGCAGATTGCGGAATGACAAACTCGACATTTGCTCGAGCAGTGTCAGTCACGACCTCGACTCCATTTACCGTCTGCTTAATCGGATACGCAACAGCATGCTTGACCTTGTAGGTTTTGCGTGTTGCTGACGGCCGATCGAACGTGATAGTAATGGAGGGTTGCATATCGCGGGACGCCTCACGGCGGTCCACGAGAACCGTTTGCACCGAACTTAACATTTCGGGGGCATACGACACAGCGACAGGAGTCGCAGATCCATCATTGATGGTAATAGCACCAGTAAACTGAGGCATGATTTCCTTTCTAGCTACGTGAATAGCGTGGGTTAAGTTACCGTTTCGGGCCTAAGGCCTGTCGCGATAACGCTAGCGCGTCGAGGATTCGATTAGCGCTGTCACTAAGTGTAAATGTTGGCAACGGCATAGACAGGTTAGGGCTAATAGACCGGATGTAATACCGGTTTTCAGCTGTGGCCTGACTGTACGTTGTTACACTCCATATCGGTTCCGTTGGGTGGACGTACGAAGACGCCCCGGCCAGATATGTATACTCAGTGTTTGCCTGCAAGGACTCCCAACTTGTCCATATTGAGACCCCTGCCATGGCGTCAAGCGACGCTAGGTACGTACCAATTGGAATAAACCAATCTACTACGAACGAGAGAGGAACTACCTCCCAAAGCACCGCTACTGGATTTAATAAACCCAGCCGTTTGAACGCTTGCACTTGCGGAGTTACCGCGTAGTACAGGCCGATACGAAGCCTACCGTGCCCGATCTTTCAAGATCGAAGCGCAGTAGGTCCGTTGTAAGCATATATTTCGTCCTCTTGATAGAGGCTAGTACTACCTACGACGACGCGTTTTAACGCTGGTCTCACCACATTGCTGCGATCGTACAGGGCCTTTAGGGCCCCATTAAAATCGCTCATAAGAGGTGATACAGCGTAACGCCATTCAAGCCACTTCCCAGCAACCTTATGTTGAAGGCTCTTCTGGGTGACAGGCGGCCGCTTCGTTTTGCGAAGCTTCCGCATTCGTCTGACCTCACGCATATCACCGCGCTTTACAGCTCGGTAAGTACGCACAAGTGTGTTCAGAGCATCTTTAAAGTAGTTCATGGTTTCCGGTAATTCGGCTATGAAAGTGCCTAAACTCCAGACCTCACCTTTCACCTTCGTACGAAGCTTAGTAACAAGTGCCTTTCGGGCAGCTTGATACGTGGCTCCGTCGAATTCGATTGGTGCTGGTCCGTAAGATGAAGGCCCAATTTCCCATGAACTATTACTGCTATACGATCGAATCTGCGTCCTATTTATGGACGTTGACCGATTGTACGCAGTTGCCTTGATTGAATCAAGACCCGATGGCCGTTTGCGAGTGGA